CGTCCTAATAAGTACGTTAAAAGTGCTAATGACTTATATGGTAAAAATAGTCGTTGGTTGTTGCCTCCAGAGGGTGAAAATTCGGCCCAATATTATAATAGAGTATATGCTCAAGCCGGGTCAAATCGCCAAGGTTGGGCTACTTGGGCTTTATTTGGTGAGTCTGCTAGCGATGCCGCAATAAGTAATTGGGATTCTTGGAAGATTTATCAATATTTTGGTCTTCCATCTTCTGGAATGATAGCTAATGAATTCGTAAGAAGTGGTATGACTACTGATTTTTACGAAAACACTTTGGATCAAACTAATTCAAACGCTATAAAATTTAGAGATGATTATATGGTTGATCTTAGAACCACTATAAATTCTAGATATTCTGTACATTCCTTTTTTAATAGCAATAAATACAGTGATGCTAATATAAAAGTATATGTTTGCCAAAGTAAATTAAGACAAAGCAATACACCAATTTGGTTTGACATTTGCGGTTGGGGTAATACCAATATTAGTGGAAATGGTTTAGTCCCTCAAAAAGGTAAAGTTGTTACAGCTGGCAATCATGCTCCTGGAGCTGGTGTAAATTGGTTTAATTCAAGTGAGGATACTATAAGATACCAATTAGCGTCTAGTGGTGGTACTGTTACTCGATTCGTTGAAACGAGCAGTGTCCTTGGTATGACGCCTCAACAATCCCAACAATTTAGAGATAATTGGGAAGTGTTAGACGTTTTAGATTGTACAATTGGACCCAATGATACATGGGATCTTCATTTGGAACAAAAATTCTCCAAAAGTTTCAGCGTCCGACAATGGATGACTGATTTTGGTCGAGTTATGAGAGGAGAGGATGGTGAATATGATAGCTATCTTAAGTATCATTCTAAAGGAGACGTTGTTTTACTAACAGTTTTCTCTGGTTCTCCTTCTCCTACTTATACGCTTAACGCTTTGATTGATAATGAGCCTCAACAAACTGTTATGCCTGTTGATTCAGCTCCTTGTCGTATAAGACACGAAGTTAGACATGGTATCAACGTATCTTGGCCTGAATCTATAGTCCCTTATGAGGAATTTCAATCAGACGGTACTAGTGGACCAACCAATTATGTAGATGACAAAGGTTGGATCTCCGTTAAGGAAAGAACTAATTACACTGAAAGAGAGACTCATGCTTATCATGATGGATCGATTTACGTTATGAGCCCAGATGAGATTCGAGTAGGTGGTGCGAAAACTTCAGCAGGAACTTAATTATGCCTAGAAAATATACTGAGAAGAATCCTCCGCCTCAGAAGGAATTATTCAAGGTTTGGATTCCTAAAGGATTCACCAAACAAGAAAAATCTGACATGGCCCAAGATCTTTTAAGGGTTGTTGAAAAACATCACAAAAAAGCTAAAAGAGCATGGATTTATGGTAAAAACAAGAAATAGAGTTTATAGATATCATATAACTATATACCTCTGTAATCTTCTAGATGTAAATTTTGAAGAATTTACAGTAGATATACATCAAGATTCACTAGAAGAGTGGTTTAATGATAATTGTAAAAAATGGGTTTATCAATTAGAAAGATCCGAAAATGGTATGATGCATTATCAATGTGTCATATCTTTAAATAAAAAAGAATTCTCGAAAAAGGTTTTATCGAGTATTTCAGCTTATACTAGTATTAAGGAGGATTATATTAACATTAGTCCTTCTTTGACTGGTAACACCTCATTTAATTACGCCATGAAGGAAGAGACAAGGGTCGATGGTCCATGGTCTAATAAAATGCTGGAAGAAAATCTCCAAGTTGAAACTTTACCTTTTGGTAAATTTTACAATTGGCAGAAGGTCGTGTTTCATATAGCCATGGGTAAGCCCGATGATCGGTCTATCCATTGGTTTTATGATACTACAGGGAATCGCGGGAAGACGCAACTTACCCGCATGTTGCTGGCTAACCATGGAAAGGAAGTGGGTGTTATTCCTTGCGTGGGTACTAGTAATCAGCTTGTCTCTGCCATAATTAATATGGGTATGAGAAAAACGTATATCCTAGATATACCACGCGCAAAAAGTGGTGGAGATTGGGAAGATAGGATTGCTGACTTAATGCTTACAATTGAATCTATCAAAAATGGCTTGCTGGTTTCAGCCATGTATGGTAAATTAAATCAATTATTAATGCCGCATCCTAATGTGATCGTGTTTAGTAATTATGACCTAAATGGTCTGAGTCCTGACCGTTGGAAAAAATACGATATGGACACAATGTCTGAGGAGGATTGGGCCCAAGAATTGCTTGATGTCCAGCCCGCCCAGCTTTCTCCTAAAGAAGAAGAGGTAAAAGAAGATGTATTACAATGCTTCTCTGTGTGTAAAGATAATAATAATTATCTTGATACTTTGAAAAATAGGTATTCAGATCCAGGAAATATGTGGTATGGATTTGATCATCCACTACGCGACGGAGATGGTCCTGTACGTATGAAGTATTACCTTGATACGTTATAATTTATTTATGGGTTTAACCTTAGGATGTGAGTCCAAGGCCTATAAATAAATAAATAAAAATTTAA